ACGGGTGCGACCGGACCTCAAGGTGGTGAAGGTCCTCAAGGAGCTCAAGGCGCTACCGGTCCTCAAGGGGCTACTGGCCCAACCGGCCCAACCGGCCCAACCGGCCCCCAAGGGGCTACTGGTCCACAAGGTGGTGGTGGTGCGACCGGAGCTCAAGGAGCTCAAGGTGCTACCGGCGCTCAAGGGGGTGAAGGTCCTGCTGGTAATAAAGGGGTTACTGGTGCTACCGGCCCACAAGGTCCACAAGGAGCTACTGGCGCAACTGGTGCTCAAGGTCCACAAGGAGCTACTGGCGCTCAAGGTACAAAAGGTCAAAATTTCGGGTCTGGTAACCTTAATGTTCAAGTATATTCTACTCATGCTGGAAATGGTTCAACATCTCAATATGGAACGTATCCAACTGATGCAAATGATTTTGGAAAATTCTTTGATACTGCATATACAAATACAACATTATATGACCAAGGTTTTTATAATGTAGCTACAATTCTTGATTGGACAACATACACAACATTAACTTCAGCAGGATTGGGAATACCAAATAGTGGTACTTACTTTTCAGTACAAGCTTGGGGTACATTCTATCCATCTGAAACTGGAACATATACGTTCACAGCAGAATCGGACGACTCGGTTGATTTATTTATAAATGGTACTAACATTGCTTCATTCTATGGTGGTAGAGGTACTCCTGCATTAGGTACTACTACAGGTACAATATCATTAACAGCAGGTACGCCAGTTTCGTTTAGAGTAAGAACACAAGAATATGCTGGTGGTGAAGGTTTAAGAGTATTTTGGAAACGACCATCAGAATCGGGTGGTGGTACATGGTATCAACACACATTTGAAATCGGCCGTTCTGGTGCTATGGGTTCAATCGGTTCTCAAGGTCATCAAGGCCCTACCGGCCCTACCGGCCCAACCGGCCCTCAAGGGGTTACTGGTTCTCAAGGAGCTACCGGTTCAACTGGCGCTCAAGGCCCACAAGGGGCTACCGGCCCACAAGGAGCTACCGGCCCACAAGGGGCTACGGGAGCACAAGGTGGTCAGGGTTCAAAAGGAAACACCGGTCCGCAAGGTTCTCAAGGCGCTGCTGGTGCTGTTGGTCCAAAAGGAAATACCGGCGCAACTGGTGCTACGGGTGCTCAAGGTGCGGCCGGTGCTGTTGGTCCTCAAGGAGCTCAAGGTTCTACAGGTTCACAGGGTGCTACAGGTTTAGTTGGTTCTGGTGGTGGTATTGGCCCAACCGGCGCTGTTGGTGCTCAAGGAGCTCAGGGTTCTCAAGGAGCCGCAGGTGCTGTTGGTCCTAAAGGTAATACTGGCGCTCAAGGTGCGCCGGGAACTTCACCAACAACGTTATCAACATATTGGCAAGCAACTGCTGGTTCGGTGGGTACGGGACAAATATCATTTAATAATACAAACTCATGTTCATTAACTACCATAATTGTTAGTAGATATTCATTTGTTTCGAGCACGGATAGATACGCATATTTAAATGCACTAAATACTGGTTGTAGAATTGATATTGGACAAGGATTTCCAAGTCCAGCATTTGGAGAATTCCAAGTAGCATCAAATTCATACGATTCGGGTAATCAGAGATTTACTATTACTCTTACAAATCTAACGTGTGATAATGCTACATATGGTACTTCAAATAATAATACCTATTTAGACTTCTATTGTGGTGGTGGTGGTGCTGTTGGTCCAAAGGGTAACAAGGGTGTTCAGGGAGCTCAAGGCGCTCAAGGGTCGCAAGGAGCTGCTGGTGCTACAGGCGCTCAAGGTGCTCAAGGGGGTACAGGTTCTAAAGGTAACACCGGTTCTCAAGGTGCTGCTGGTGCTGTCGGAGCGCAAGGTAATACTGGTAGTCAAGGTCATCAGGGTGCCCAAGGAGCCGCTGGTGCTACAGGCGCTCAAGGTGCTCAAGGGGGTACGGGTTCTAAAGGTAACACCGGTGCTCAAGGAGCAAGTGGTGCTACCGGTGCTACCGGCGCTATAGGTCATACCGGTCCTCAAGGAGCTCAAGGTGCTGCCGGAGCTACTGGTCCTAAAGGGAACACTGGTTCTCAAGGACATCAAGGAGCTCAGGGTGCCGCTGGTGCTACGGGCGCTCAAGGTAGTGTGGGTTCTACCGGTTCTCAAGGACATCAAGGAGCTCAGGGTGCTGCTGGTGCTACGGGCGCTCAAGGCGCTCAAGGTGCAAAGGGTGTTACTGGCGCTCAAGGTGCTGTTGCTGAAGCCGCACCCGAAGGTACATATGATGGTGCTAAAGGTAGTCAAGGAAATCAAGGCGCTCAGGGTTCTACTAATGCAAAAGGTGACAAGGGTAATGAACTTGCCGGTGGTTATTTTGAATGGGATAATACTTTACAAAAATTAACTTTCAAAAAACACAACTGGACAAATGGTGATCCTGTTTGGATTGTGGAAACATACAGATATTTGTTCTAATAAGTTTCATTTCCATATTTATATTAAAAGAATATGAGTTATGGAAAATGGATTTAAGTTCGACCGAGACCCGCATCGTTTAGATGTAAACTACACAAATTACTATTGGTTCAAAGAAGGATTTTCAGCTGAAGAGTTGAAAAGTATAGAAGAGTTAACCTCTGATTTAGAATTTGAAAAAGCTGCTATTGGTCAAGATGATGTTAGTAGAACTAACGATACCTATAGAAAATCTTCAGTAAAATGGTGTCCTCAAAACCAAGAATGGGAATGGGTATATTCAAAATTACACAATATGATTTCGGAAGCAAATCAAGCGATGTGGAAAATGGATTTAACCCATATGAGAGAGAGAATTCAATATACTGAATACTATGAGGGTGGTGGTCATTACGACTGGCACATGGATTGTGGTATTGGAATTCAAAATCAACGAAAAGTATCAGTAACAGTTCAATTATCAGCGCCAGATGAATATGAAGGTGGTGATTTGGAATTTATGTTAGGAGCTGGTGCTATGTCCGCTCCACGGGGTCAAGGTGTTGTTGTTATATTTCCATCATTTTACTTACATAGAGTAAAACCTGTAACTAAAGGTACACGAAAGTCGTTTGTACTTTGGGTTGGTGGTGAACCATATAGATAATTTATGAGAAAAACAAATTTACCGACCGCATTGGTCTATGGATGGGATAGGTTTGGCGAAATAAGGTTGAAATCTGATGTATATCATGAGGAAAATCTACAAGAAGAGGTTATTGTATATTCATATGATTGTGTTTGTAATTTTTATGAAAATTTTTCAAAACATAGACCTGATGTAGTTTTTTTCATGGGTAATACTATTAGTAAATCATATGAATTTGTAAATCACAAGTTTATTTCATCAAAAATATTCAGCTATGATGAAATCCCATATGATAATGTTTTAGCAAACGACATAGTATGTCAATCTACATTTTGGGCTTGTAGTGCACAAAAGTCGGTATATGAAAATGAAGAACTTCCTACATTTTCGGTGTTCACACCCACCTATAAGACATATGAACGTATTTTTAGAACATATGAGTCTTTAAAAAATCAAACTTATGTAAATTGGGAATGGGTTGTTGTTGATGATTCGCCAGAGGGTGATTATAAAACGTGGGAATATTTAAAAACCATAGCCGAAAGTGATTATAGGGTTAAACCATATCGTATGTCACCGAATTCAGGTGGAAATGTTGGTGAGGTTAAACATAGGGCTTGCTCATTATCAAATGGTAAGTGGTTAGTTGAACTTGACCATGATGATGTGTTGATAACAACTTGTTTGGAAGAGATTTTATATGCGTCTTGGAAGCATGAAGATGCTGGGTTTATTTATACCGATGTGACCGAGGTTTATGAAAATGGAGACCCACGTCAATATGGATATATTGGTGAAGATTGGTATGGTCACCCTGATAACAAATTTGATTGGGGATATGCTGGACACACATGGCAAAATATAGATGGTAAAGATTGGTTAGTCCATCACTATCCCGATATAAATCCAAAATCCATTAGATTCAATATTGGTATGCCAAATCATGCAAGAGCTTGGAGACGTGATGTTTATTTTCAAATGGGTGGTCATAGTAGAGACATATCAGTAGCTGATGACTTTGAGCTTATAATTAAATCATTTTTAAATACAAGAATTATACATCTCAAAAAAATGCTATATGTTCAGTATAATGATGGAAATTCTACAGTTGACAATAATAATACTGATATAAATCGAAGAGCTCGTTTAATAAAAGATTATTACGATAAAATGATTCATGAAAGAATTCGTGAGCTCGGAAAAGATGATTGGTGTTGGGATGATGAAGTTGGTCATTCTTGGAAGTTACAAGACTATATGGATTATTCTAAATTTGGTGAACGTGAACAAGTTTTAAATTACATAGTGGAATAAAATGAAAATATTATTTGTTGTTGGATATCAAAAAGAAAAATGGAACACCGGAACTTGGTATAATAAAGGATTGGGTGGTTCTGAATATTCCGTAATGAAACTTGCGGAAGTAATGTCTAATAAACACGATGTTACTATATGTGGTGATGTTATAACTTCAATATCATTTGCAAATCCAAATCTAAAATATTGTGAGTATGATAAATTAGAATCAAACTCACACTATGATGTTGTAATAGCAACAAATTATATACACTATTTGATTGAACTTGAATCGCGAAATATAACTTTTGATAAATCTTATTTTTGGTTACATAATTTTGATTTCTATCCATGGTGGAATGGAATTACACTTGAGAATGATGGTTTAGATTATCTAAAAAGTTCAAAGATAGATAATTTTATTTGTGTATCTGAATATCAAGCTAATATTTTAGAAAAAAAATATCCCCAAATGAGGGGTAGAATTCGTGTGATTGAAAACGCAATATCAACACATGATTTTTTAATGAATAGCGTTGGAAAAATACCCAATCGATTTATATACACATCTTCGGCTGAAAGAGGTTTGTCAAACTTGCTAGAAATTTGGCCGAGAATAAAACAAACCATACCTGATGCTACACTTGTGGTTGCTACACCACCATATGCTCTTGACATTTATGATAGTTATAAATCAGAACTTGAAGGTGTTGAGTATGTAGGTTCTTTGGGTAAAATTGATTTATACAATTTAATAAATTCGGCTGAATATTGGCTATACCCAAGTCAGTATGATGAGACCTATTGTATAACTGCTCTTGAAATGATGATGGGTGAGGTTAAAATAGTATCCACCAATACTGGTAATCTATTGAATTTGGTAAATGGTAAGGCCAAACTTATCAGTCATAAATCTTCCAATGAAGAATTTCTTGAAGCATTTCTTGATTTGTATCTAAATAAATCATTACAAGAAACTAATCTCAAAAACGCAAAAGAATATGCTTTAAAAAATACATGGGATATCCGTGTAAATGAGTGGTATGATGTCATAGATACCCCTAAACGATATACAAAAGTAGATTGTGTTTATGTAATTGGATTGTCTGAAAATTTTAATAATTACGATAGATGGGTTTCTGAAATAAATAAATTAGGATTAGACCCACGAAGTGTAATTCACATTCATAGAGCGGTTGATGGTTCTAACCTTAACATATATGAGACTGGAGATTGGTCTGTATTTCAAAATTGGAAAATAGATTCTGATAATAAATGGTATAGTAGACCTGTACTTCCTGGAGAAATTGGATGTGCTTTATCACATATACAAGTGTGGAATCTTGCAAAAGAAAGTGGTCATGAAACTATTTTAATCCTTGAAGAAGATTTTATGGTTCATGACGAACTGACCCCATATTTGGTAGATGAATTACCATCGGATTGGGATTTGTTATATCTTGGTAGAAATAAACTTTCACCGGGAGATGATACCGAGCTTGGGTTACATAATATCGTAAAACCATATCCGTCATATAATACACACGCTTATATGTTAAGCAAAAATGGTGTTGAGAAGTTATTAAATAAAAACTTACAAGATAGTATTATACCATTAGATGAGTTTTTTATATGTACATATTCCAATCACCCAAATCGTAATGATTTAGGTTTTATCGAATCAGATATAAACGCATACTCATTAAGAAATCAACTTATAAGTCAGGGATATAGTCAACCAAAATCTTCTACTGAAACAATACACCTTAATATGAAATTGCATCCTGAATTATACACATATTATGAAAACCCAATTGAATGGAAAAATAGATTTGTTTCATATTCAGCCAGAACTAAAGAATGGGATTTAATTACTGACGAACCATTTGATAATTGTTTTTCATTCCCATTGTTTACTGAAGAGTTTTGTAGAATGATTCGTGAAGAAGCAGAATTTGCTAATAATTGGACTGTTGATAGACATCAAAACTACCCAACTACCGATATGTTGTTAGAAACTATTGGTATGAATCAAATTTACATGGAAGTTCTTCGTGAATATGTAATGCAATTTTCAACATATATGTGGGCTCTTGAGGGTAATGGTTGGAACACTATGTTCTCTGAAAACTTTTTAGCTAAATATACACCTGATGCTCAGGGTCACTTATCTATACACCACGACTCCTCTGATATAACGTGTCTTGTACAACTATCAGACTTTGATGAATATGATGGTGGTGGTACTTGGTTTAGACGGCAAAAGAAATTAGTAAAGAACCCAATTGGTTATTGTACAATCCATCCAGGAAACATTACACATAAACATGGAGCTCGAGCCGTTACACGGGGAACTCGATATATTATAGTATCTTTTATGAAAAATAGTGAAAGATAAGACATCTTACTATTTATATAGAGATAGACTATAGGAGTTTAAATGGCAGTTAATATTCCAATATGGCCGGGTTCGGCTACTTTTACAAGTGGTTCATCCACTCCCTTTGGGTTTTTTGATGGAGACTCACAATTCCGTTCAGACGCCCCGAAGGTTGCTGAATGGTGCGCAAAACGACTTGGATATCCAATAGTAGATATTGAATTACAAGATATAAACTTTTTTGCTTGCTTTGAAGAAGCTACAAATGAATATTCATCTCAAGTTAATTTGTATAGAACTCGTGAAAATTTATTATCACTACAAGGTTCGAATGCATCATCTGATTTGAGAAACAAACAATTAAATAACAACCTTAAAACTTTAGTAAATATTGCTAGAGATTATGGTACTGAAGCTGGGTCTGGTGGTTCTATAACTCACTTTAGTGGGTCATTCGAACTTACATCGGGAAAACAAAACTATAATTTAATGACCGACTCTACGTTGGCTATTGAAAGTGGTTCTATCTCCGATGGTATTACAATTCGTAAAGTATTTCACCAAGCGCCTCCTGCTATTTCAAGATATTTTGACCCATTTGTAGGTACTGGTCTTGGTTCACAACAAATGATGAATACGTTTGGATGGGGTAACTACTCACCGGGTGTATCATTCATGATGCAACCAATGTATGACGACTTACTTCGCTTACAAGCAATCGAATTTAATGACCAAATCCGTAAATCTCAATACTCATTCCAACTGATAAACAATAGAATAAAAATATTCCCAATCCCAACTGATGGTGATTCTGGAACTAAAGTTTATTTTGAGTACACCTTGGATAGTCAACAAAATAATCCGGTGGCAGCTTCTAACGTAGTTAGTGATTTATCAAATGCTCCATTTTTGAGATTATCATATAGTGATATCAATTCGGCCGGAAAACAATGGATTACAAAATATACATTGGCTCTTGCTAAAGAAATGTTAGGTGCTGTTAGAGCTAAATTCTCCGCAATTCCTATTCCTGGTGCTGATGTAACCTTGGATGGTGCGGATTTAAGAGGTGAGGCTTCTACTGAAAAAGAAAACTTGTTAACCGAGTTAAAAGAAACACTTGAAGCAACTTCAAGAAGAGCTTTAATGGAAGCTAAAGCTAATGAGGCCGAATTCCTTGAATCTACTCTGAACAGAATACCAAGAGCAATTTATATAGGATAATAAATGGCATTATTCACAGGTCAACGAGACATGAGTTTGTTTAGAACCCTAAACAAAGAACTTATCAATGATATAATTGATACGGAAGTGTATTACTATAAGCTTGTGATTTCCGATACCAATGTAAACGTATATGGTGAGGGTAAAGATAAAGTTTATTATAATCCTGTAAAAATTCCATGTTTAATTGAGTATAATACAATCGACCAAGTTTCAGATGATTTTGGTCAATCATACACAAGGACTGCTGTTTTTAGATTCTTAAAAGATACTTTGAAAGATGATAAAGACCTTTATCCTGAAGTTGGTGATATTGTAGATTGGATGGGTGAATATTTTCAGATAGATTCAATTAATGAAGCTCAATTTTTTGGTGGTAAAAATCCTGACCATTGGGATGGTGGTGAGACTCATGGTTATTCAGTATCAATTATTTGTGATGCTCACGTTACACGTCAAACTACACTAAATTTAGTAGAAACTCGATTTGGAAATTCAAATTCAAATTCTAATACTATACCGATGGGATTATAATGGCAACAAAATTTAGAACATCTGACCCAAATAAACCAAATCTAAATCAGACACAATCGTCTACAAGTTTAGACCCTAAATTAAATAAGGCAAATCAAACCCGTAGAGATAATGATAATCTGAAAAATGTTTCGGTTGGTATTTATGACATTGATTTAGCATTTAAATCATTTTTAGAGTTGGATGTTAAACCGCTTGTAGAAGATGGTGGTAAATATATACCTGTGCCTGTAATGTATGCATCTCCTGAAAAATGGGCAAGTGCTCAACGTGATGGATTTATGAGAGATGATAATGGTATGATTTTGACACCAGTAATTTCTTTCAAACGAAATAATCTATCAATAAACACGGAACTCTCAAAATTGAAGGTTGCAAATTCTGAAGATGCTGAACAAATGTTTGAACGCAAATATACACAAGCTAATAGATATGACCAATTTTCGATACTCACCGGTCAACAACCTGTGAAAGAGTATGTGGCTGTTGCTAGACCTGATTATGTTAATTTAGAATATGAAGTGGTGGTTTGGTGTGACTACATGGAACAGGTCAACAAAATTGTAGAACAAATTATTTATTTCCAAGGTCAATCTTTTGGTGAACGATATAAATTCGCTATAAAGGGTGACTCATATTCATTTGAAACTATAGCTGAAATGAGTCAAGACCGAATTTCAAAAGCTACAATCGGATTAACCGCAAAAGCATACATTGTACCCGAATATAAGGGAACTACCCTAAATACAAAACGGAGATTTTCAGTTGGGAAGATTTCTTGGGGTGAGAATCCAAAAATGGATGGTAATGTCTAAAATTTAGATATTTATATAGTAAAATATTAATATTATGGAAAAAACAGTTATTCAATTTACACAAGAAGAGGCTGATAGAGTAAAAGCTCTTCAAGAAGAAGTTTTGTTCACTACAACAAGATTGGGTGAGATAGAATTGGAAATCCATCAATTGGAAGAAATATTCGAAAGTTTGAAGTCACAAAAGGCTACATTATTTGGAGAATATAAACAAATGATGGCTAATCAAGAAATGATTTCTAAACAATTAAAAGAAAAATATGGAGAGGGTGAGTACGATATCAGTACAAATACCTTTGTTCCTAAAAAATAACTATCTCGTTTCCCTAATTTTTTGTGTATTTATTATTAAGGAAAACCAAAATTAGAATATTAGGAGAAAAATAATGGCTGAAAGAATTGTAAGTCCTGGTGTATTCACAAGAGAAAAAGACCTTTCGTTCTTACCACAAGGTATTGGCGAAATCGGTGGCGCTCTAATCGGACAAACTATAAAAGGACCTGCTTTCGTTCCAACGAGAGTTGAGTCTTTCAATGAATTCCAACAAAAGTTTGGAGGTTTGACTGAAGATTCATACCTACCTTACACCGCACAATCTTATTTAGAGGATGCTTCAAATGCTACTATCGTAAGAGTATTGGGTGCTGATGGGTATACCGCCAAACCAATTGCTTTAGTGGTTTCATCATCTGCTGGTCAAAAGGTTGGTGCAATATTACACCCCACTACAACTACATTTGGTGGTGATTTTGACATATCAACTGTTAATACAAGTAGTGCTTCATCTTTCGTATTAACGCTATCAGGTAGTTTGGTTAGTGCAACCTCTACTTCAGCGTCTATGAACCCAACATCGGATAACTACTTTACAAAAGTTTATGGATTTGCTCCAAAGTCATCTAAAGTGGCTTACACCTATTTGAACTTTTCAAAATTCCAGTCACAATCATTTGCTACAAACGAAGCCGTTTCGGTATCAATTGTACAATACGACACAGACTACACTAAAGCTTACTCCGAAGCATCTACTCCTTACATCGTATCTCAAAAAGTTGGTGGTGTAGCTACTAACTTATTTAAGTTCCATACATTATCACATGGTAATGCTACAAACTATGAATTTAAGATTGCTATTCGTGATATCAAACCTGCTTCTGAAGTTCCAGGTTCTGAATTCGGTACATTTACTGTTCAAGTTCGTAGAGTAGATACTTCTAAAATTCCTTACTCTATATTTGGTCAAAATGTTCAAGATACTGATACCAGACCTAACATCGTAGAAGAATTTACAAATGTAAACCTTGACCCTAACTCTCCAAACTATATTGCACGAGTTATTGGTGATAGATACACTACTGTGGAATCTACAGGTAAATTGGTATTCAATGGTGATTATCCAAACATTTCAACTCACATCCGTGTAGAAGTTGCTGATGATGTTAAAAATGGTGCTGTAGATTCTACATTAGTTCCATTTGGATTTGCTGCTGTAACTTCACCACTTCATAGTGGATATAACTTACCAGAACCAACTTATGTAACTACTCAATCTTTGGATGATGTTTATAACTCTAAAGTGTTCTTTGGTTATTCATATGATTTCACATCTACTGATAACTTGAACTTCTTGAACCCAACACCAGATGCTAATACTGAAGTAGTTGGTAACGCATTTGATTTGGCTACTTGTCAGTCTGGTTCTTCAACTGTATCATTGACTACAAGTAATATTGATTACAAAAAGTTCATCGTACCTTTCCAAGGTGGTTTTGATGGATGGGAGCCAAACCGAGTAATTTACACCGGAAACAATATTGTTGCTGGTAACACTCAAGGTTTAGATTGTTCATCTGCTACTGCTAGTGGTACTGTTGCTTTAAGAAAAGCTATCAACGCAATTTCTAACCCTGATGAATTCGACATCAACATGGTTGTGATTCCAGGTTTGTTACATAGATTACACTCTTCAGTTACTACATACGCTAAAGATATGTGTGAAGATAGACAAGATTGTTTCTACGTTATGGATACTGCTGGATATGGTGATTCAATCGCTACTGCTGTAAACACATTGACATCATTTGACTCTAACTATGTTGCTACTTACCACCCTTGGGTTAAAATCCTTGATACTGATAAGAATAAGCCAGTCTGGGTTCCACCAAGTGTTGTTCTTCCTGGTGTAATTGCTTTCAATGATTCGGTTGGTGCTGAATGGTACGCTCCCGCAGGTTTGAATCGTGGTGGTTTGACTAACGTTATTGAGGTTAAGACTCGATTGACACATGATGAAAGAGATTCGTTATATGAAGGTCGTATCAACCCAATCGCTACATTCCCTGGACAAGGTGCTACTGTATTTGGTCAAAAGACCTTACAAGCTAAACCATCTGCTCTTGATAGAATCAATGTTCGTAGATTATTAATCGCTGTTAAGAAGTACATTGCTTCTTCTACAAGATACTTGGTATTCGAACAAAATACCGCTGCTACAAGAAACCGCTTCTTGTCAATCGTAAACCCATACTTGGAATCAATCCAACAAAGAAATGGTCTTTACGCTTTCAAAGTGGTGATGGACGATACCAATAACACACCAGATGTTATCGATAGAAACATTATGGTAGGTGAAATTTACTTACAACCTACAAAGACTGCTGAATTCATCGTTCTTGATTTCAACATTCTTCCTACTGGCGCAGCTTTTCCAGGGGCATAATTTTAAGATAACACTATTTATTAGAAAGAATTAGGAGAAATATAAATGGCAAATTTGTTAGACCCAAATGAAATAATGTTCACCAACTTTGAACCTAAAATGTCAAATAGGTTCAT